TAGGTGCTAGACATATTCAAAATCTAAGTGCTCATACCTATAGCATTAAAAATAGAGATTTTGAAACAACTGTAGCCGTTAATCGTAACGATATCGAAGACGATCGAATTGGTGTATATAAACCAATGATTCAAGACTTAGCTGAAAGTGCTCGAAAGTTACCAGATAGACTTGTTTTTGGTCTTTTACCTAAAGCATTTACGGACCTTTGCTATGATAAAAAACCTTTTATCTCTAGCAATCATCCTTCACCATCTAAAAAAGGTGAAGCACAAAGTAATAAAGGGACAGATAAACTAACCATGGAAAGTTATGGTGCTGCACGATCATCAATGATGTCTTTAACAAATGAGCAGGATGAACCTTTGTATATCATCCCTGATTTATTGGTTGTATCGCCCCAAAATGAAGCACTAGCACGTAAGATATTATATGCTGATTTGATAAATAGCGAGACTAACATTTATAAAGGTACTGCTGAAATTTTAGTTGCGCCTGAGCTTATCGGCAATCCAGATATGTGGTTTTTGCTTTGTACAACAAAATCAATTAAGCCTTTTATCTTTCAAAGCAGAAGAAAACCACAATTGATTTCAAAAGACTCAAGTAATGATGATAATGTGTTCTTTGAGAAACAGTACATCTATGGTGTTGATTCTCGTTGCAATGCGGGATATGGTTTATGGCAACTTGCATTTGGATCAGATGGAACAACTTCGGGGGTATAAGCAGATGGATAATGAACTAGTTCAAATCGAAAATAGCTTGTCACTGTCTAAAGGCATTCCAAAGCAAATCAAGTTGCTTCCTTTAGGATTGGTTGTAAGTGAAAAAGGAAATTTCCTTGTTGATGATGAGTCATATTCAAGTATTTTCAAACGGTTTAAAGATAGACAACTTGATATCCCTGTTGACTATGAACATCAGACATTAACAAACGCTCAAGCTCCTGCTGCTGGATGGATCAAATCACTGTCACTTAAAACCGATGGTATTTATGGTGATGTTGAGTGGACTGAAAAAGCGGAACAGTATCTAAAAAACAAAGAGTATAGATACCTATCTCCTGTTGTGAATGTTCGTATAACTGATAGAAAAGCTCTACTGTTGCATTCTGTAGCATTAACAAATACCCCGGCTATTAATGGCATGACTGCCGTTGTGAATGCTACTAAAGACAACGGTGTAATTGATATCAGTGATCCAGATAACGAAGGTGATGCAACTGACAAATTTGTTAGAAATTTAAAGAACATGTTGCAATTACCTGAAACGGCATCTTTATCGGATATAGAAAATGCCATTAGTGAAGCAATTCAAAATCAAATCAAACTTAAACTTGAAATTGATACAACAAAGTTTGAACTACACAAACAAAGAATTGACGATACAGTTACTCAAGCTTTGAAAAGTGGGAAGCTCCTACCTTACCAAAGTGACTGGGCATTTAGATCAGCTATGACAGACCTTAATGAATTTACGTTATGGCTCAAGGAAGCACCAATGGTTGTACCAATGGGAAGTATAGATTTCGAAATTCCACAAAAGGAATCGAGCTCAAAAGCACAGAAACTTTTAGACATTTCCGAAGACGATTATAAAAAGTATCGCTAGAAGCTCTAAAATCGCCTCCTATCACTTTTTAATATATCCCAAACAAAACAACACCCCTGTAAGCAAAATGCCAACAGGGGTGTTGTACGCTTAAATATAGCTTTTCTAGTTTGACAATCAAAACAGTTTTCTAATCTCTATGCTATATTGAAAGCTTCGTACGAATAAAGCTTTGTTATAAAGTGCCTTTTGTGTTGATTCTGCTTCATACAAATCTTCAACAAGCTCCTTTTTATCTTCAGGTAATAAACTTTCGATCTCGTCTCTAATCTGACTGTAAAGTACACCTGCCTTCTGGTATTCATCATTACTTTTTAGGATTGGCATTAGTTCATCACTACAGTCTAAGAAGAATCTGTTTATATGTGGATCTAAATTGATTTCGCTTTGAACTTTTAAATCTATGCTACTACTCTGTAATAGACTGTTTGTAGCTATTAAAACTTGTTCAGGAAAATCTTTTCTTGTTAAGCTACTTACCAAATCTGCTCCTTCTGAAACACCAATGTAATAACCAAGTGTAGATGCAGCAGCGATAATATCATTCAGTAAATCGTCAAAGTCTCTAACGTTATTACAATTAGCATTTATAAAGTCAAACATTTCTTTCTTGTACAAAGTTAAGTACTTATCTTTTTCTTGAAGTGCTTCAAACTTGTTATTAAATCCGTAACTCATTGATTCTATAATTTCTCTACTAAACATTTTAGTGTCCTCCATATGTCTTAGTCTCTCTGGAATAGATATTTTTAAATGCTTCTATTAGCTTTGAGGCATCTTCTTTGCGAAGCCAATTCAAGTGCTCGATATGAGCATATTTCTTTATGAAACCTTGTAATTGAACATCATTCCATCCAAGCTTATTCCTATAATCATAAATAAGCCATTTTTGCTTATCTGAAATCATTCCTTTGATTGTTGAATTATTACTATTAAAATCTACGAGTATATCTATTAATATGGCTGCATCTGAAATAAGCAAATCCTTAATACTTGTTTTACCACTTGTGTTGTAAACGATCTCGTGTAGTTTTTCATTGCTTATCCCTGCGTCACGAGCTTCAGCATATATCTTGCGAAGCTGAGGTTGGGTCATTAACTTATTAGATTTAGTTCCCAAAGTTCACCGCTCCTTTCTTGTTGCTTAGATAATAGAAACACGGTATAATGGGCTTGGCAGTTTCCGACACTGCCAAATGCCCCGATTCATTGGTTGCCATTTCTCAGGTCGTAAGCCGTTTCAAGGTGTCCAACGGAAAGGGGTTCTCCCATTTTTTGAGCCATTTCAAATGCCATATTAAATATCTTAATACAGTTTCGAATGCCACCCCATTGTAATGATAGATTGTGTAGAAAACGTATGCTGTCAGTATCTAAGTTATAAGGCTCAAATATTGATTTTACATCTTCTATATCAGGAGTCTGTATTGAACGTCTTATACCTATTCGGCTGTAAAGCTGTGCAAAATGGGCTTGTCCTCTGCCGTGCATCTGATCGTAAACCGTTGGATTTCCACAAAGGACAATACCAGTTTCAGTAGCATCATTAATGGCTCTTAAGTTCTCAATTGCTTTAATTAAAAGGTGCTGAGCTTCATCGATAATTATTAGCTTGGGATGATCTTTGAGATAATTGATAATCGTATTTACCAGTATTCTGTCATTACCTCTTCGGCTCTTGCCGATAGCGTCTAATATACGTTCACAAACACCTTTCGTTGATTTGTCACAATCTCTTAGTTCGACATAGATTACGTCATTTGATTTAGAAAAGTGTTTCAGTGAAAAGGTCTTACCTAAACCTGCCTCTCCATAAATCAACGATATATCGCCATACTTTTGTGCATAGAGTGCTGCTACATAAACTTCATTCATACAAGCCGTCTTTGCTACCGGTGGTCGTATCATTTTAAAGTTCTCCTTTCTAGTCGTGTACTACTGCTCGATGTTGTGGATGATCTTCAAATAAACTCTGTTTAAATGCTTCTGCGTTACGTCTTTTCTTGTCATCACAAGCTTGTTTAGTGGCTTCTTTCTTATTGATTGTATCCTGATAGAAACGTTCAGCTTCACTCATGTTGACTCGTTTTACAGTTTCCTCAAGTTTTGGATTTCTAATCATTTCCGTAACTGTTGACAACTCATTGAGTTCAGTAAAAGTGGTTGATTGTTGTTCAATACTTGTTCTGACATAATCAATATAACCAATGCTCTTATCAGGCTTATAACCGTTAAATGCGTTATATTTAGCAGTTTTACGGCGCATGTTTTCACGTTCATAATCTGCTACAGAAGGTGAGAAACCAAGCTTTTCAATTTTTGAGGCAGTAAATAGGTAATTCTCATTTTCATCAAAGATGTATAAAATGTCAGGTCTGTTAGGACTGTACTTAGCAAACACCTTTTTGCCAATAAAATTGATTACACTATCATGGTAATAATGCACTCCGTTAAATGTAACTCCATTACGCTGCACAACTCTTTTTCCTTTGACTCTCATCAAGCTAAAGTATAGAACATCTTTCGATACTTTTCGGACGTTGAAAGGTAAAGATGTATACATTTGATTTGGAGTTTTCTTATTCATGTATGAGCCATTATGAACTGTGTTGTTATATACTTCATAGACGTACTTATCATGAGTTTCAACAAATTCCTCAAGAGTGGGATAGTCTAATATATCAAGTTCTTTTAAGCTCTCTGGACGGGCTTTAGCATTACAACCTGCGTAAGTATTATGCAGTTTGCCAAACTGATCTTCGAAAGTGCCAAAAGTTCTTTCTATAGGTTTTGCCTTAGCATTGTAAGGAATTGCATAGACTGTATCCAGTTGAAGGTTTTTAGCTAATGAATCTATGACATCTTTACACTCATTGTTAAATAGATCGTTAGCTTTGTAATCTCTACCGTTGTCCAAAAGGACTGATTTAGGTATACCAAACTTTTCAACTCCATAACCAAAGCTACATAAAACAACATCAGAATTTGGATCTTCAATACGCACGATACTAGAAATCATCTTGCGTGTTCTCATATCTTGCCAATAAGTACCCCAAGGTCTTTTAGCAATCCATCCGCCTTTACCATCTGGAATTCTAACGAAAACATCCCATAAATGATGATCTGAAACCCAACGATCATTTGGATATAATTCCGTGTATTCACGTTCTGTGTAAGGCATATAGTTATCTGAAAAGTATTTGCCACCCTCACGATGTAGAGCGAGAATTGGACTTGAAATACTATTAGCAGCTAACTCAAAGGCTCTTAAACCTGGAATGATAATCCCTCTGTTATTTGCCTCAAGAAGCGTTTGACGGTAACAGTTAGCTATTGATGGTTTTGATTCTCTTAAATATAGTGTTTTAAAGAAATCAAGCATTTCATCAGGAATAGAACTTTGACCTTTGTTATGTCCACCTCTTCTATCT